TCAGCTGTCCTGATCACAAGTCTGCCTACGTTGATGTACTTTCTAGTGTAAGACCTAACGGTTGCTGCTGGGATGACTCTGTCCATGAGGTAGCTAGATGTAATCTTGCCCACCATGTTGATGATGCCACTGTTGCTGTCAGTCGCCAAGCCTTTCTCAATCACTACCAAAGGCAACTTTACTGGAGAACTGCACATAGCCTGGGCGATCATGTCGGTCACGCCACCAGGCAATACTTTTCCAGAAGTTGCAATGTAATCATCGAGAAGAATCTTAGCATCCTCGTTGCGGCACATCCTCCTTGCACCTTTTGCTACAGCCAAGTCCCTGCCATGGTCTCCGTATAGGCTAGTTGCTGGGTGGGCAATTGTGACTCTGTCAGGAACAAAGCTGTCACTTGAAATCCTGGACTTGCACATGTAAGACTTCACGTATGCCCTCAAGATTGGTACCCTCTCCGGATAGATCACGCTAACCCACTTGGCAATGCAGGCAATCATATCCAATTTTTCCACGTCTCTGTTACCTGCAAGGTTGCTGAACATCCTAGTCCAGTTAGGCAGTCCTAATCCGCCGGCAATAGTGGGCAAATAGAGAACTAAAGTCAGAACCCATGCGCTAGTTGTTTTCATGGAGTGGCCCTTGGCACCAACTACTCCAGCAAAGTATAGCCACAGAATGTACTGAAAGCCAATGAGAAGCCTCAGTGAATGGCCACCTGCAACTCCGGCTCCCCTTATTCCTCCAACAATCACAGCCAACTCTTCGGCAATTGTCGCACCTTTCGGGAAGCTTTGTGCAGCAGTGTGGCATAGGGCTCGAAAGCCATATCCTACGTGGACGCCATGCTGGAAAATCTCGTTGAGGAACTGCATGTAACTGGTAGAGATCACCGTTTTGTTTAGATTTAGTTTGAATCCATACAGGGTGTACACTGTGACGAGTGCTTCTCTCATAGAGCGTGCACACTCCTCCACTTTTTCCTCAGGCACCATAATGGCAAATGCACCATCATCGATGTAGATGAAAGACCTCATCATGCCATCGACTCCCTTTCTACTAGCCTCACATCGAGCCATGTACCATAGCACGCAATGCAACAAAGTATTTCTTTTTGCATCCAGGCCCTCATAGTTAGATCCAGTATCGTTGACTGTGAACAATCTAAGATTGTTTTCGGCACGAGTCATATAGGTTCCAAGAGTGCACATTTCAAGACGGTTCTGGTCGCTCTTGGTTAAACCGTAGGCAGAAAACATCTCATCATTCACAGCGGTTTGAACATCCCAGTGCATGCCCTGAGAGAACGAGCTCAAGTCCAGAGATCCAAATAGTCTAACCATG